TCGCGGTCTCCGCATTAAAGGTGACGACACCCCTCTTATGCCAGGTGAGTTCAGGGACGTGGATGTTCCAGGTGGTGCGATACGGGATTCAATTACGTTCATCCCTTACAAAGAGCCATCAGGAGTTCTCTACTCGTTACTTGGCAACATTGTCGAAGAGGGACGAAGGATAGGCTCAGTTGCAGATATACAGGTTGGAGACATGAATGCTCAAGCACCTGTAGGCACAACGCTTGCTTTGCTTGAACGTAGTATGAAAGTTATGTCTGGTGTGCAGGCTCGCATGCATGCAGCTATGAAAAACGAATTACGTCTACTAGCCCGCATTATACGCGATTACATGCCCGCAGAGTACGCTTACGAGATGGATGGTGATTTTGATAGGCAAAGAGACTTTGACGCACGAGTGGACGTTATACCCGTCTCAGACCCCAATGCTGCTACAATGTCCCAAAGGATTATGCAGTATCAGGCAGCGTTGCAGCTTTCTCAACAGGCTCCTCAATTGTACGACATGGGGAAGCTGCATCGTCAGATGCTAGAAGTGTTGGGGATACAGGATGCAAGCGATATTATCAAACTACCTGACGATATTAAACCTGCTGATCCTGTTACAGAAAACATGATGTTACTCAAACAAGAGCCAGTAAAGGCGTTTAAGTACCAAGACCATGAAGCACATATTGCTGTGCATATGGCGGCTATGCAAGATCCTAAGATGCGAGAGCTTGTGGGGCAATCTCCGTTTGCAAAAGCCATAGGCAATGCCATGGCAGCGCATGTTACAGAACACGTTGCATTTCAGTACAGACGTGAGATTGAGAAGATGCTTGGTGTCGAGATGCCAAACGAAGATCAACCACTACCAGAAGATGTAGAAGTAGAGATCTCACGACTTGCAAAAGAAGCAGCAGAAAAGCTGTTACAGAAGGATCAAGCAGAAATCCAACAAGAACAGATTCAGAAACAGCAACAGGACCCTGTTGTACAAATGCAACAAGTTGAACTTCAAATGAAGCAACAAGAGTTACAACATAAAATGCAGATGGACGCAGCTAAATTAAAGTTAGATGCTGAACGTATTGCTGCCGAGAACCAACGTGAGGGTGCACGTCTCGGTGTCAGGCTCGCTACTGATCTAGATAAGTCACAACGTGAGGATCAGAAAGAGGGCGCAAAATTGGGGATTGAAATAGCGAAGGAGCTTACAAAAGGGGATGGCTGACACTTACTTCACGCTAATACAGCGTAAGATTGATGAGTACGAAGAAGATATAAAGATATATCTAGCGTCTGGTCAAGCTGAAGACATGGAGAAGTATAATCGTATCGTAGGACGGTACGAGGCGCTTCAATATGTCAAACAAGATATTAACGATCTTGAGAAGAGATATATTGAAGAATGATATTTTTTGATGTAACGTAACACACATAGAGACTTCGTGGGGTGTCCACGCAAGGTGACTGTGAACCTTTAAATCACTGCAAGGTATTGGAATGTATACAGGAAATAAAGAAACAGAGGAAAAGGTAGCCTCTAAACTACCTGAACCACAAGGATATAAGATTCTTATTGGTGTACCAGAAGTCAGCGACAAAACCGAAGGTGGCGTATTTATGCCAGATGGTCTCAAGGCCGCAGAAGAAACAGCTTCAATTATCGGTTTTGCCATGAAGCTAGGCCCAGATGCCTACGCAGACAAAGACAAATTCCCACATGGGCCGTATTGTAAAGAGGGAGATTTTGTTATCTTTCGCTCTTATTCTGGCACTAGATTTAAAATCCATGGGAAAGAGTTTAGACTTATTAACGACGATACTGTGGAAGCAGTAGTTGATGATCCAAGGGGATACACAAGGATATGAACCAAGTAGCTGAACAACAAACAGAGTTTGAAGAAGAAACAGTAGCAGAAGCTATTGAGTCTGCAAAACCTGCAACGGAACAAGAGGATGATGGCTTTGAAATAGAAGTTGTTGACGATACGCCCGAAGAAGACAAGGGTAAACCTCGCCGTGCTGAAAACGCTGAACCGCAAGTTCCAAGCGATGATGAAGTAGAGAAATACAGTGAGGGTGTCCAAAAGCGAATTAAGCAGCTAAAGTTTGAGTTTCACGAAGAACGACGTCGTAAAGAAGAAGCGGCAAGACTTCAAGACGAAGCACTGCGGTACGCAGAACAGATGCAGGAAGAGAATGAAAACCTACGCAAAACGTTAGAAGAAGGCGAAGGTGTTCTTGTTAATCAGGCTAAAGGTCGTGTAACAGCAGAGATCGATAAAGCCAAAATTGCTTATAAAACCGCGTATGAGTCTGGAGATCCAGATGCTCTTATAGAAGCACAAGCAAAATTATCTGAGTTGCAGGTAGAGAAGTCTAGATACGATAATTACAGACCACAACCTAGACCTGAACCAGAGCCTGAGCCTCTGTATGAGCAAGAAAATATAGAGCCTCCGAAGCCCAGTGAAATGGGGATGAAGTGGGCAGAAAAGAACACTTGGTTTCAAAATGACCCTGAAATGACAGGGTATGCATTTGGCGTTCACGAAAAACTTATTAAAAGTGGTGTTGCGCCAGACACAGAAGAGTACTATAGTAAGATTGACGACGCGGTTCGCCGTGTCTTTCCAGATAAGTTTGATGATGGGCCTATTATTGAGGAATCCGCACCCCAACGTCAGACAGGCAACGTGGTTGCCCCTGCTGCTAGAAGCGGCAAAAAACCACGCAAAGTGCAACTGACCTCAACGCAAGTCTCTCTCGCCAAGCGGCTTGGTCTGTCAAATGAACAATATGCGGCGCAATTAATGAAGGAAATGAAACTATGACGAACCGAAACTCACGCAACACACAGACTCGTGACGAGTCTAAACGCAAGGTGTCATGGACGAGACCTTCGATGTTACCTGTCCCCGAACCCAGAGAAGGTATTGAATACCGTTGGATTCGCACATCAACACTTGGGAATAGTGACAATACGAATGTTTCTTCTAGATTTCGTGAGGGATGGACGCCTGTTCGGAAAGAGGATCATCCAAACCTTCAAGTTGTGTCTGATATCGATTCTCGATTTACAGACAATATTGAGGTCGGTGGATTACTGCTATGTCAGAATGCTACCGAAAATGTGCAAGCTAGACGTGATGCACAGCTCCAACAAGCTTCAAGCCAAATGGATGCTGTGGATAACAGCTACTTGCGTAACTCAGACCCTCGTATGCCCGTTCTGAATCCAGAGCGAAGCACACGGACTTCGTTTGGCAAGTAACTCGAAAGGGTAGCTTGTCGTAATTTTAAACTTTTAGGAGTATGAGACATGGCTACTACAGCAGCTCCCTACGGTCTACGTCCGATTAGACGATCAGACGGAATGCCGTATGCAGGTTCTACGAACCAATATCTCATCGATCCCGCAGGTGAGGCCACTAATCTATTTTATGGTCAAGCTGTTATAATCGGGGCAGATGGGTACATTGCGTTGGCTACAGGTTCAGGTGCAGACCTAACCTCCAATAGCATTTCAGGCACTTCAGGCGTTGGCGCAATAGGCGTTTTCGTTGGTTGTGAATACGTTAACTCTTCAGGTCAAACAGTGCAGGATCAGCATTACCCATCTGGTACAGCCAATGGTGGTGCGATTAAAGCCTATGTGATTGATGATCCAAATGTACTGTTTCAAGCGCAGCTTGATGGTACAGGTGCTCAAACAATCATTGGCACAAATACATTCTTTGCGGCAGCGCAGAGTACCTCTACTGGTTCTACCACAACAGGTAATTCTACGTCAGCATTGGATGCTACTGTAAAAACGGCAGCGGCAGCGTTCCGCATCGTTTCTCACGTGTCAGATCCAAGTGATGCATTCCCAGATGTTCTTGTTAAGTTCAATCCAGGTGCTCACCAAATGACAAATAATGTTGGCTTATAAGGAGTTTAGACGATGGCTATATCACGCGCACAGCTCCTCAAAGAGCTACTACCAGGTCTTAACGCATTATTCGGATTAGAATACGAAAAGTATGAAGGCGAACATGCAGAGATCTATGAAACTGAGAACTCAGATCGCAGTTTTGAAGAAGAAGTGAAGTTGTCAGGATTTGGCGCTGCCCCAGTGAAAGCTGAAGGTGCATCAATATCTTACGACAATGCACAAGAATCATTCACAGCTCGTTACAACCACGAAACGGTTGCAATGGGATTTTCCATTACTGAAGAAGCAATGGAAGACAATCTGTATGA